GTAGCTTCGTCAAATACCGAATCAGCAATTGGAGCATCAGCACCATAGAAACGTGGTAATTTTACCCAACGTAATGAAGGGTCAGCGTTTGTGATTAAACCCGTTAGCGTTGAAGCTGTGAAAGGGTCTGTTAAATCGATTTCATTGTACGCCCCCGCATTTGTGAAAGTAGGTACAATAATCGCCCCTACAATGTCATCGATTTGCACAACGCAATTCGCACGACCAAAGTTAGGAGTTCCTTTTTGACAACATAGTGTACTCATTTTATTTAAATTTTATTTTTTTTCAACAACATTCGACACCTTTGTAAACAGATAATGTTGGTCGAATTTCAACACCTCCTAAATTTGCATCTAGTATTCGCTCGTAAATAGTCGCACCATTTTTAGAATTTTCATTCGCAAATATTGAGAAAGTATTACGATTTGAACTAGACAACCTTTTTACCTTGTAACTTGAATCAACTGTATCTAAGAATGAATCAGATAATGAAAGCATAGGTTTAACACCTTGTTTCCTGATTTGAAAGTTCTCATCTGGATTTCCGTTTTCATTAACTAGTGAATCTCCAGTTAAATCAATGTAATCTAAAAAGAATAATCTCAAATTAGGTTCTGATTCAAATGGACTGAATTGTTCGTTCACGCTTTCGTTAATCGATTCATAAAGCCAAATTAATGGTAAACCAATATTTAAGTCAAATTGAATAGATTTTAACCATTCAATGTTAGCTGTGTATTTAGTGCCATGAATAAACGTTGGACGTATAATTGTACCAATATCATGTTTCTTAATTACAGCTAACGGATTTGGAATATTTACAACAACTTCATTAGTTAAATAATTAATACTAATAACTTGAAATTCATACGAACCAATTGTTATTAAACGTCCAACTTTTAACCATTTAATCGAACACAATACAAGCGTATAAGTATCAACATCTGAAACAACAGATTTAACCTTTACTGTATTGTCGATATACGGCAATAAATCGTAACGTAAAACATCAACTATATCCTTACTCATATCGAATAGTTAATTAGTATTTTTTGACCTTTGAAAGTTGGGTAGTCTTCAAAATGCTCATAGATGTACTGTTGAATACATTTAACCCATTTTACAGAATCATTGTATCGGTTGTAAATCTCTGAAATATTCGTTGTACTTGTTCCCGTTTCAACTTTAACCTGAATTGCTCCATATGTTTGTGAAGGTTGCAATCGAGCTTCTGCAACAGCGCTCCAATAAATAAACCCTAACAAAATCTTCTTTAATCCTTTAGACTCAAAAAATTGTTCATTACAAGTAGAATTAAAAGCAAGTTCATTAAATATTACTAAAAATTCGGGAGACGTAGGAACGCCCCCCGTTAAATCAGCAATCAATAAATCCCCAAGTTCAACACCTAGAATTTTATAAATGTAACTTTTCTCGTGCAAATCAATAACATCATCAATAGCACCCACATTGTGAGGGTTCTTCGCTAACAAGTAACGACCTGTGAAATCTGCAACATTTACAATCAATCCCATTGTTAATCTTCTTTCGGTTCTTGAACTTTCTTATTTGTTTTCTTTTCGTCTAACGATTTAGCTAAACCGCTTTCGATTAATTCTTTAGCGTAAACATCAGGAATGGTCTTAACAGTTCCCACAGCCATTCCGCTGAATTCTTTAATTATTTCTATCTTCATGATGCTTAGTTTAGATTAATCAGTTAATGCAGTAATAGCAGCAGCAATCGTTCCTTGAACTAATAATTGTGTATCATTTGCAGAAACATATTGAACTAATTCCTGCTCAACTAATACAGTACGTAAGTTATTGATAAAGTCATCGCCTGACATATCAACTTGAACTGTTAATTGGTCTGCAAAAGCAACGTTCACAACTGATAAATCACCACCTATGAAATCAACCCCAGCTGGTAAACCAGTAGAAGAAATTAATTCCATTCCAGCAACGATATTACCATTTGCAGAACGGAATGGAGGTAATTGATAAACTCCATCAGTAGTTTTCGCAACATCCATTGAAGCTAATACAGAAGGACGAACAAAAATAGCAGTAGCGATTCCGTAAGCCTCTTCTACTTGTAATGCAATCGCACGGAATACATCAGCAACAGAAGGATTTGTTAACGTGTTATTCAAAGAACCACCAGTAAAAGCAACAGCGTACTCAGTTAAACCAGCTAAGTTATTACCTGTATCATTACCAGCAAACAATTGGTCTTCCGTAACAATATCAACACGCTTAACTAAGTTTGATTTCACATAGTTCACCAATTGTGGTAAATTGCGTAAAAACTCAGTTGTAACTTTTGCGTGAACACCAATCTTTTTAGATTTCTTCTCACGCTCTTCGTAACGTACAGAGATTTTTGTTTTTGTTGCCGCTTCTGCAATGAAAATCGGAGTTCCTTGCTCGTCAAGTTCTTCCATCCACATTACACGGTTACCACGCATACGTCCAACAGATACGTTAGATAAATACTTCATGATTCTTGAACGAATCTTAGAAATAATTCCCGTATTTGTTGTTAATGAATAATGCGAAGCAGAACCAGCAGCATCAATAGTTGTCGAATCAGCAATATTCACAACAGCCTTTACAGCTTGAACATCTCCATTTGCTAATTTTTCAAACTCTTCTTTTTTAGCATCAAACGAATCTGTTAACGCTTTTTCCAATGAAATTGGAGCAGAATCTTTCTGAGTCGAAACTTCTGTAATTTGTTTCATTCGTAATCCGAATAATTCAAGTTCACCAACAATGGCATTTTGTTTTTCAACAAGTTTCTGAATTTCTTCTTTTGAAACATTGTTTTTGTTAGCCTCTTCGATAGCTTTATCGATTTCATCTTTACGCAAATTAGCGTCGTTTTCTTTTTTAGAAGTTATATACTCTCTTTGTTGTTCAGGAGTCATTTTTTCTAATTCTTCCAATGATTTTTCTACAAACATTTTGTTTTTGTTTAAATTAATAATAAAATTGCTTTGCTTTGAGTGTCGTTTGACGGCTCTTTTTTATTTTTATCCTGAGTGTCATTCAACGGCTCATTCTTACTTTCTAATGTTGGAGTAGCGTAATTACTACCCATTACAACAGCGCTACCTTCACGGACTTTCGCCTCTAGCACCGCCCAAAAATATCCTTTTGAATCTGCAATTTCTTTATTTACAGCCAATGGATAATATTTTTCCCACGCTTCGTATTCTTCTGCTGTAGCCCATTCTTTGTTTCCAACGCAAAAAAGAATTTTTGTATAATTCATACCAACTGAATGATTACGAACGTACCCTTTTTTATACTGGTCAAACATGAATTTATTACGTTCAACAGAAATAGGAGCATCGAAAATTAACGCTTGTGTTTTACCTTCAAAATTGAAACCTAAATCAGTCCAATTCATATTTTTAGTATAAACTTTCATTCCGTCTTTTTCAGAACACGAAATAATACTATCGAAAGACATTTTATGTTCTTGAAGTAATGGTAAGTATTTAGTTTCTTTCAATGATTTATTCCAAATTCCATCCACGTGCATATCCATGTGTGAATCGATTAAATTAGTAGTATTAATTACTAACTTTCTTTGAATTAAATTATCGGTATCTTTTGATTCAGCTTTAAACACTTCATTGTATTCCTCGCTTTTTTCTGTTGAAACTTTTTGAATGGTATCATGGTAAAAATTAATTTCATCAGAAAACTTTAAAGCAGATTTCTTTTGGTGTTCAATTGCTTTTTTATTTGCCTGAATGAATTTAATTTCATCTATCGGATTATCGAACGTTGGTATATCAATCATTTTTTAACGATTTTAGTTGATTTAACAATCCTTTCTTTATCTTTTACAGCTTGTTTAATTTCCGCTTGTGTAGGTTTTTGTCCTTCCATAATGCAAATTTACCATTTATCAAGGCAAATATAAACTTTTTTCTATAAATTTGACAAAATATTAAAAATTATGGGATTAATTCAAATGGGTAACTTTAGATTTCAATGGGGAGGTCAAGGAAACGATAGATTTACAAGAACACCTAACAATTGGGTAAATGGATTTTATGTAAGCAACAACGATAAAGAACAATGGATAACGGTTGTAGGTAAAGAAGCGGAAATTTATAACACTACTGCAGAGGTAAAAATTGTTTTTGACCGTTTCGCCTCAATGTTTTCAAACGGAATTTATCAAGAACTTGATGCAAAAGGTGAAGTAGTTGAAAATTCTGAAATAGTTAAAAGATTATTGAATCCAAATGTTTTATTGAATGGTAAATCTTTTATGCAAGAATGCGCTTTACATTATTTAATTTTTGGTAATCGAATTACTTACATAAATTACGGTAGTTCACTTTCAGAAGTTCCAACGGCTTTGTGGAATTTACCCGCTGACCGAATTAAAATGATTTTAACAGGCTTAATCTACGAGCAAATTGATATTGATAGAATTATCAAAGAATATTATTTAGACTACGATAATAACGGAACAGAACAACGTAAAACATGGCAACCTAGCGAAATTATTCACCATAAGAATATAGATCCTTTAAACCCATTAAAAGGTAAATCCGTTCTTGAATCCCTTCACATGGATATTTCAAACATACGAGCATCGAAAGGTTTTCAGAATGTTTTGTTGACTAAAAAAGGGGCGTTAGGATTTATTTCTAATGGTTCAAAAGATATGGCTGGCAACATTCCATTAGGTTCTGAGGATAGATTGGCACTTGAAAAACAATTTACAGAAACTCATGGACAATTTGACGGACAAAGTGCAATTGCTATAACTGCATACGATACTAAATGGAACCCAACAAGCTTTCCTGTAAAAGACATGATGGTTTTCGAAACTATTTCGGAAGGTACAAAAAGAATTATTGATGCTATTCAATTGAATGACAATATCTTTAGTAAGGAAAAATCTAAAGTTCAAGCGAATTTAAAAGAAGGATTAATTATGGCCTATGATGATGCCATTATTCCATTCGCTAATGATGTAGCAGATAATTGGACACAAAAACTAAGAATGAAAGAAGGTCATAGAGTAAAAATAAGTTACGACCACATTTCAGCGCTTCAAAAAGATAATAAAACAGATAATGAAGTAAAAGAAATCAAAGCGAGAGCGGTAAAAGCCTATACAGATGCTGGATTTACCCCACAAGAAGCGTTAAAACTTGTTGAAGAAACTGTTTAAACTAATTTAATATATCCTTCTGATCTTAGTCTGTTTGCCAAATAACGGCAACAATCCATCGTATGATTATCTTTATCAATTGGAGTTTCTAAAATTATTCCATAACGGTCAATATCCCATTCGTAGTTTTCTAATTCGTATTCTATATTTTCTGAACTATCAGTATAAAACACTTGAATATTATCTAGTAAATCAATTCCTTCAATTATTTTACCTTTCATAGCTGGCTTTGCTTGTTCGTAACCACAACGGCGTAACATTGCAATCTTTTCAAGTCTATTGTGGTCACAATCTATTACAGCTTTTTTAGGTATTTTAATCCTTTCAAATAACCATTGAACAATTCCAATTCCTTCCGTATCAGAACCTAATTTAACGGAATCATTACTACTCATTCTTTCACGCCATTGGTTTTCAGATAGGTAATTATACTCATGAAAGTAAATAGCACCATCATAGAATTTAGCACCTACAACAGCCCACGGGTCAGATTTCCCCCAGTCACAAGCGAAGTATTCTTTTGAGTCTAATTTTAGATAGAATTCTGTTGTGCATTTTTCCCAATCAGTAAACACTCTATTTGGTTTTTCAGCCTTCAATCCTAGACCGTAAACGCACCATTTGAATTCGTTTGCACTTGTTTTAGTTTCGTTTTGAATACATCGAATAGCTTCTTTGATATGTTTGTTTTCGAAATTAAGTTTGTTTTCTTCGAAGTTGTAAGCTTTTAATTCGTGTTCACTTATTAATTTATTCTTTACCAAATAGCACCACTTCAAAGGTTGGTATGAAAGTATTTTATTTCGCTGTTCCTCGGGGCAAAACGGATTGTCTTTAAATGTTGAATCAATTACTATTGTTCTTTCATCTTTAATTATATCTTCTACCCAGTGACCTTTTTTAGGATTGTAATCTATAAAAACGAAATCACTTGTACGCTGGTCAATTTGGTCGAATGTATCTTTTGAAATTTTGTAAGGTTCATTAAACCATGCTAAATCTTGAGTTAAACCGTGAACTGTTTCTTCATCGTCAGTTCCATGAATTTCAACAGTTGAATCAGTTTTATAAGTAAAAATAGATTCAGTTTTATTAAAGTCTTGATTTACCTTGTAAAGGCTTTCACGCTTCAATGTTTTAAGCATATCATTTAAAACAGTCTTTTTGCAATCTGTTTTAGTGTCACGCCAAATAGTACAACGTTTATTGCTTTTAGAACGTGAATAGAGGTCGTAAACCTGAATTAATGAAATAGTCTTTGACGAACGAGAAGAACCGCGATTTACGATATATCTAAATTTATTTTTACCGTCCTCAGTTTTTTCGTTAATCGCATTCCAATTCTTTTCAAAAACTATTGTAGCGTTCATTAATCTTCTTCTATTGGTCTGATTATTTTAACTGTTAATTCAGTTGGTACAGAGTTTATTTTTTGGTCTAAACTTGTAAGGTCAATTTTATCCCCGTACTTCTTAGGTTTTAATTTTGACGCAATCCATTTACGCGCTTCAACTCGAAGTTTAGAACGGTTTACCCATTCCGTATTTTCAACCTCAATCTCTTGTTCGCCTTTATGAATTATTTTAGTGTCATTACTAGAATAGTCTGCAATTTCAATTATTTGGTCAGCTAAAAAATCAGCTTGATTTTCTCGCGCGCACGTGTATTTGTAACGTAGTTCACCTTCTTCATCTTCTCTAATCCATCTATGAAAACTATTAGAAGTAGTTCCATGCTTTTTACAGATATGAACCAAGCCTATTGAAGATACTGAAATCTCATCGCAAATTTTATCGAATAATTCTTGTGAAAATGCACCCATACAAATTTATTGAGTTAACACAACGACTGCAACGATTGAGCCGACAATTACCACTACTGCTACTGCTACTAAGAAAGCTATCATAATTTTAATTTTTAGTTTTACCAAAAGTAATGAAAATAAATAAAACAAAAAAAACTATTAAAAATTAACGTCATCAATTAGATCAGGATCAGCGCATAAATCTACCTTTCCGAAATCTAAATTTGTCATTGACCCCGTTGGATAAACATGTGAAGAGAATCTATAAGTAACACCATTGTAGTTATAGTAACGGCTTTCTGAGATTTTAGATTGTTTTTCTTCAACATTTTGGCTTCTTAAAAAAGCTTCAAATCTTTCAATTTTTAACCATCTTGATTTCATTAAATCAACTTTTGCTAGATAAATATCCCAAGCTTCCTCTAATGGTAAAAAGCTAAATCCAGTTGCTCTAAAAAAGTGGTAATTTGATTTACCTTCAGCGTTGATGTTGTTCTGAATAAATAACTCTTTTAATCTTTCCGTTGTCATACCCTTTGTTTTTAATTATATTCAAATATAGGGTTAAAAACGTTTGAATTACTTAAATTGTGATGAGTGGTTTTGAATCAGTATAAATGGTAAAACAAAAAAAAAGCACCGATTAAAGTGCTTTTGTAATTACCTTTCAAATTCTATTTCTTGCAACTCAAATATTTTTATTATTTTGTAAATATCCACTCCAAAGTTATAATTATAAACTTCAATTATTCCATCTTGAAATAATTCCAATACACAATCGCATAATTTAACGTAGTGACCATAATTAATGTAATCAATATAATCAACTTCATTTACATTGTTTTGTAACAAATAGAAAAAATCAATTTCTTTACTTTCTATTCCTAAGAAATCACATAGTTTTTGAGTTGGAACTATAATTGGGTTTGCTGTTATTTCTGTAAATTTCATATTCTTATTTATTAAACCACGTATTCCATTCGTTCAGCGTTATTTTCTGCATTTTTTCGGAGTTACCCTCCCAATCCCTAGTGTATGTAACCCAATCATAACCATCATAATGACCACAATTTGAATATCCATAATATGAGTATTCAAAATGAATTCTAAATTCTACTTTTTTACTAAACCACTCCTCAAACGTTGGCAACAGTTCCGAGTCTTTTTCTTCGACTATATCGACGTACCAAAATTCGGG